AATAAATGCACATTATCCTAATTGGGATAATGAAGGTGGAACACAAGCTCATGCTTATTCTTATTATGGTGCTGATGGTCAAAAATATGTAAAAACAAGTGGTGGTGCAACTTCTGCTTCTGCTTATGGTAGTTCATCATCTCAAAACGATATTCTTGGAGTTGCGTTAGACCTGGATAATAATAAATTATATATTCACAAAAACGGAACATACTTTAATTCAGGAGTGCCAACATCAGGCTCAACAGGCACAGGTGCAATTTCTGTTGTTGCTCATGATTACTTACTTTTTATGAGTGATGGTGGTGGTGGTTCTGATGCTTCAGGAACAGCTAATTTTGGTAATGGTTTTTTTGCTACCACAGCAATATCTTCAGAGGGTACTAATGCATCAGGTGTTGGTAAGTTTGAGTATGATGTACCAGCAGGATACACAGCCCTATCAACGAAAGGATTAAACTTATAATGGCTTATTCACCAATTGATAAATCATCAGATTATTTTAGCACTAAATTATACGATGGAACTGGAAGTTCTTTAGCACTAACAGGAGTGGGTCATCAACCTGATATGGTATGGTTAAAAAACCGTAGTTCATCAGCAAATCATTTTATTGTAGATATAGTTAGAGGACTTACAAAAGAAGTAAGACCAAATGTAGATAATATGGAAGCAACTGATGACCAGTTAATAACTGCTTTTGGCACTGATGGTTTTACTGTAGGTACAAGTGGTTCAGGAAATACAAATGGACAGAACTATGTTGCTTGGAGTTGGAAAGCTGGTGCTGGGCAAGGTTCTTCAAACACAGACGGAACTATTAACACAACTTATACTTCAGTAAACACAACAGCAGGTACTTCAATAGTTAAATATACAGGAACAGGAAGCAATGCTACAGTAGGACATGGTTTAGGAGTTGCTCCTGAAACAGTTTGGGTAAAAAAATTAAGTGGTGGAGGTAATGAAGGTTTTTATATTTATCATAAATCATTAACTGCTGCCAATGTCTTAACATTTCAAAGTGGTGGCGCTGCTGCATCAGGTGGAGTTTTGTTTAATAGCACAGATCCAACTTCTTCTGTTTTTTCTGTTGGTACACATGCTTCTACTAATGCTAGTGGTTCAACATATATTGCTTATTGTTTTGCACCTAAAACTGGCTTTAGTAGATTTGGACAATACAATGGAAATTCAAATGCTAATGGTCCATTTGTTTATACAGGATTCAAACCTGCTCTTGTAATTTTAAAAAATAGAAACACTTCAGATAATTGGAATATGCAAGATGACAAAAGAGAAGGGTATAACCCAAATAATAGTAGAATATTTACTAATGATACTTCAGCTGAAAATGCTTCATCATTTAGAATAAACTTACTTTCAAATGGTTTTAAAATTAATAATGCAGATGGAGATGTAAACTCAAATTCAGTAGTTTATATGGCCTTTGCAAAATCGCCATTGGTAACATCAGGTAATATACCAGCAACAGCGAGGTAATCTCGCATGTACTTTGGCGCTACACCCTTTTCAGCCGCAGCCTTCTCAGATGTAGGTTTCAATCCTAATGCATTCGTAAATATACAAGGTGTAAGATTAAACGTTACAGTTGGTAATGCAAGTGTAACAGCTCCAGTAGATTTAGCTGTAACTGGTAATAGATTAAATCTATCTACAAGTAATCCAACAATTGTAGCAAAAGCTTTAGCTGTATTAACAGGCAGTGGTTTAGAATTAGCTAATGGAACAGCTGAAGGTAGAGCACCAAGAGATGTACCGGTAACTGGTAATAGAGTAAATGTTTCCAACAACAGTGTAACGACAACAGCAGGTGCAGTAGCTACACCATCAGGCAATGGTCTAAATACAGCTATTGGTAATGTTACAATATCTGGTGCAGCCAATGTTACTTTTACAGGAAACAGAATAAATATATCTATTGGCAATTCAACTATCAAAGCAAATGCTATAGTGACTGTAACAGGCAATAGATTAAATGTATCTACAACTGCTTTTGGATCAGGAAACTTTAATGTGGTTGGAAAAGCTAATATAGCTACAACAGGTAGTAGATTAAACGTGGCAACTGATGAAGTAGACTTTAGAATATGGACTCAAGTTGACCCTAACGCTAACCAGAATTGGACTAATATATAATGTTTTTTGGAGCAACACCTTTTGCAGCAACAACCTTTGCCGGAGTAGGCGCTCAAAACGCCATTATATTAGCAACTGGTAATAGATTAAATGTATCTATTGGTAATGCGACTGCAGGTATTAAGTTCCCAGCTGTAGTAACAGGCAACAGATTTAATGTTGCAACTGGTAGTGTTTCTGTGGTATCGTGGCAGAACTTAAATCCGGGAGCAGGACAAAATTGGATCCCTATAGATCCACTAAACCCGTAGGAGAATTATGGCATCAACATATAGTAGTAACTTAAATTTAGAATTAATCACAACAGGTGAAAAAGCAGGTACCTGGGGTACAATCACAAACAACAACTTAAAACAATTAGAACAAGCAGCATCAGGATATATATCTTTAGATATAGGTTCAGGTGATTTAGCACTAGCAATAAGTCAAGGTGCAGAGTCTAATGGTAAAAATTTATATCTTAAATTAACTGGCACTCTTGCAGCTAACAGAACAGTTACAGTTCCTGATAACTTTGAAAGAGTTTACATTGTACAAGATGGTACAGGTAGATCTAGTAACAACTATACAATAACTATTAAAACTGTATCTGGTACAGGAGTTGCATTACCACCAGGTTCTACATCTATTTTATACTCTGATGGTACAAACATAAACAAAGGTATACTTAGTAAATCATATTATACAATTCCAGCTAACTACACAGCTGTTGATGGAGATCAATTATTTGTTAACACATCAGCAACAGGTATTAATACAGCAGCAACTGTAACATTACCTGCCTCACCATCTGTGGGTAACGAAGTAACAATAATTGACAGTGGTAACTTTGCTGCATCAAACAATATAACAATTGGTCGAAATGGGTCTAACATAAATGGTAACGCTGGTAATTTAGTAGTTAATACTAACAGTGCTTCTTTTACTTTGGTGTATGCTAACGCAGCTAGAGGTTGGGTTTATAAAACGACTAAAATATCATAGGAGCAACAATGGCTCTTAAACAAGTCAAATTCTTACCTGGTATTGACAAACAGAATACAACAGTTGGTGCAACAGCACGATGGGTTGATTCTGATAATGTTAGATTCAGGTATGGTCTACCAGAAAAAGTTGGTGGTTGGTCCTCATTACTAACCACAACTATTTCCGGGGTAGCTAGAAAACTTCATGCGTTCGTAGATTTAGATGGCAATAGATATGTTGCTATCGGTACAGATAAATCTTTATTGATTTACTTTGAAGGTCAACTGTATGATGTTACGCCAATTAAAACTACATTAACATCAGCAACCATTGCAACAACAAATGGTTCAGCTACATGTACAATTACAAAGTCCGCTCATGGTTTAGCTGTAGGTGACATTGTACAATTAGATTCTGTAACTTTACCATCAGGCACAGGTTATAGTAACTCTGATTTTGAAGATAAAAACTTTCAAGTTATAACTGCACCAACAACAAGCACATTTACAATTACACAATCTAGTAACGCGTCTGCAACTGTATCTACTGGTGGATCGCTGAGCGTAAAAGTATTTGAAAGAGTTGGACCAGCAGAACAATCATATGGTTATGGTTGGGGTTTAGATTCTTGGAACACAGGTGGATGGGGAAGTGCAGCTTCTGCATCTAGTATTACACTTGAACCTGGTCTTTGGTCATTAGATAATTTTGGTGAAGTATTGATTGCAACTATTGCAAACGGAAAAACATTTACATGGAATGCTGGTGCTGCATCTGCTTTTGCTAACAGAGCTTCTACAACTACATCAAACTTTTCTACAAGTGCAAATCCTACATCAACAAGAGTAACTTTAATATCACCTACAACAAGACACTTAATTCATCTTGGTACGGAAACAACAATAGGTACAAGTTCAACAAGAGATAATATGTTTATTAGATTTTCTGATGCAGAGAACATAAACTCATATGGTACATCTGCAACTAACACAGCAGGATCACAAAGATTACAAGATGGTACAAAAATTATAGGTGCACTAAAAGCAAAAGAAACTATTCTAATATGGACAGACAATGCATTGTATACCATGAAGTTTGTAGGTGCTCCTTTTACTTTTGGTTTTGAACAAGTAGGTACAAACTGTGGATTGATAGGTAAGAATGCTGCAGTTGAGGTAGATGGTATTGCATACTGGATGAGTCCAAATGGTTTCTTTTTATTTGATGGTACAGTTAAGACATTACCTTGTACTGTAGAAGATCATGTATTTGAAAATATAAATAGAAACAAAGGTCAACAAGTTGCAGCAGGACTTAACAATTTATTTACAGAAGTTACTTGGTATTACCCATCATCAAACTCAGACTTTAACGACAAGTATGTTGTATTTAATTTTGGTGAAACAGCATTAACAAAAGCTCCTATTTGGTACACAGGAACAGAAGCAAGAACAACTTGGATTGATGCATCTGTATATCCAGCTCCAATAGCTACTAAGTTTGTATCAGGTGGTACAGGTGCTTTTCCTGCTATTGTAGGTCAAACAGGACTAGGACAAACAACTTTGTTTGAGCATGAAGTAGGTAGAGATCAAGCCAATGCTGATGGTAGCACAACAACAATAACATCATTTATTAATTCATTTGATTTTGATATAAAACCAGAAGGAACTGATGGAGAGTTCTTTTTATCTATGCGAAGATTTATACCAGACTTTAAAACATTAAACGGTAATGCTAAAATTACTTTAGCTGTAAAAAGATTTCCTGCACAATCTAGTACAGATACATCATTAAGTCCTTTTACAGTAACATCTAGTAGTCTTAAATTTGATACAAGAGCTAGAGGACGATATGCAAATATAAAAATAGAAAACGATGCGTCTAGTGAGTCGTGGCGTTTTGGAACAATTAACTTAGATATAAGACCGGACGGTAGAAGATAATGTCAATAATGAGATCTAACATAGCTAGACAACTTTACAATACTGGAGGTATTACTAATCTAATTAATACTTATCAAAACAATCCAACATTACAAAATCAAATGACTCAACAAGAGTATGTAGATTTATTTAATTCTCAACCAACATCAACAAACACTACAGAACAAATAATACAATCATCTACAGCACCAACAATTGAAGCACCTACTGTAAGACCTTTATTACCTATCATACCTCAACAAGGTGGTGATGGAGGTGGTGGAATAACATCTATTGATAGAGAAGGATTAAGATCAGCAGATGATTATGGACTTGGAGTAGATAATCAAACAGGTATGGGTTATCAATTAACTGAAGAAGATTTAAAAAATATAGATTCAGCTAGATTTAAATCTGGGTTAAATAGTTTTTTATATGATATAAAACAATTTTCACCAACAATGCAATTTATAGATAAGGCAAAAGCCTTAAAAGACAAAGGTCAACAAGCAATTAAAGATTTTTTTGAGGCGAGAGAAGCAGCAAAAGCTGCAGAAGTAGCAAGAATAGCAAGACAAAATTTAGCAGCGTCTATGGGTTCTGATGCTGGTCCAGGTGAAGGTGCAGGGACTTTTGGTGCATCAGTTAATGAAGCTACAGGAGCAAGAGGATCTGGAACAGGTTTCTCTGATTATACATAATGGCAAAGATAAATATAAAATTACCAGAACCAAAAGTAGAGTATGATTTCTCTAATCAAAAACAAATCAATAGAGCTTTGACTACAATTACAGAACAGTTGAACTCTACATTTTTAGATGAAGTAAAACAGGAGCAAGAAAGATTTGCTTTCTTAATGAATTAATGGCTAACATATATCAAAACGCAAAGGTAGATCTAACAGCAAACACGGCAACAACAGTGATCACTGCTCCGTCTACATCTAGACTTATACTTAAATCTATTATAGTTAGTGAAGACTCGGGGAACGCGGATAGTATAACCCTTACAATTACAGATGCAGCAGGAGCTGTATTTAGTTTATTTAAAACAAAAGCAATATCAGCAAACGAAACATTAGAGTTGTTATCACAGCCCTTGATATTACAAGAGAGTGAAATATTAAAGGCTACCGCAGCTACAGCAAATAGGTTGCATATTGTGGTATCAATGCTAGA